GTCCGCCGGCGGACACGTGCGTTCCAGGAAGAGCGCCAGGTTATTCCCCCCGACGCCGCCGAGGTTGCCCTGGACACGGTCGGTGTGGCCGCAGCGGGGATCGGCGGCGATCTGCTTGGCGAAGTCCGCGAAGGCGGCCGAGTTGGCGCCGGCGCAGCCGGCGAGGCTGGCGGCGAGCGCCGTGAGGGCCGCAAGGCGGCCGATCGTGCTGATCTGCATGAGTTTTTCCTCGGGGTTGGCTATTCTGTGGCCGTTTGGCCGGCGAGACGCTTGGCGGTCACCGACGAGCCCCACCGGAACCCGGCGTAGGTCGTCAGAATCGTCAACACGGTCACCAGCGCCCCGGCGAAGATGGGCAGCTGCTTGTCGTTGATCGGGACGAAGGCCAGGACGCCCATGGCCGCCGCGGCGATGCCGAGGGCGGCCAGGACGAGGCAGGCGTCCAGCCTGGAATTCTCGATGCCGTGGAGGATCGGGGGCGCGTCAGCCATGGGTCTGCTCCCTTGGAGGGGTTGTTCGACAGTCGGAGGCCCTCAGCGCGCGGGCGTGTCGGCCGCCGCCTGCAACGTCGCGACGGGACGGGCTTCCAGATGGTTCAGGCGCGACTGCTCGGAGCCCCAGAGCTGCGCCATCGCCCAGGCCAGCAAGGAGAGCGCCACGGCCCAGAAGCGGTTCTTCAGGCCCTCAACCGCCTTCAGCGTATGCGCCGCCGAGGCCTTGATCTCAGCCAGCCGCTCCTCGCAACGGGCCTCGTGGTCGGCGAGGCGCTGTTCGAGTGCGGCGACGCGTTCCGACCGCCCGGCGGCTGGACCGGGCATCAGATACTGACCGGGTGGCTGACGCTGGCGGGGAGGAAGTTGATTCCGGCAGATGCATTGACGGTGGTGTTTGTCCCCTTGCTCTGCGTGTCTTGCGTCCCGCTCGACGTGCTGCCGGTGAAAAGCCCAATGGGCAGGCCCTGCAACATCGCGACGAGCTGCTGCGCGCTCGTGAACGGCGCCTGGTCCTGAGCCTGGCTGACGCCGCGCAGATCGTCGCCCAGCGCCTGCTGGGCGGCGATGTTGCCGCGCTGGTTAGCGTCGTATGCCGTGGACAGTCCGCCCAGCTGATTGGCCGCGGCCAGCCGCTGCGCCTGCTGCTGTTGCTGCAATTGCGCCTGCGCCGTCGCTGCGCTCACCGCTTGGCTGTAAGCCTGCGACTTCAGGCCGCTGAGCGTCGTCGCCCGGGCCCGTGCCAGCTCGCCCTCCGTGGCCGACTGCGTCAGCGCCGCGCCCGATCCGCCGAATGCGCCCGAGCGGGCGAGGTCCAGCGCCTGCTGCGCCCTCACCCGGCCAGCGTTCGCATCCAGGTCGGCCGCGGTCGAGTTGACGACCCCGTTCAGGTACGGGTTCAGGAACTCGCCGACGTGGGCCGAGATGCTCGGCGTGTCGTCTTGCGCCACACTCCGCGTCAGGTCAGCGGCGGCGTCGAAATTCCAGGGCGAGCCGCTCAGGCTGGCGGCGTTGTTGGCGGCCAGGTTCTGCCAGTAGTTCGAAGGCGCGATCAGGCTCTGCGGGTCGGTGTCCGCCAACCCGCCGACGTGACCGGCCACGTTCTGCGTCAGGTCCGATGCCCACTGCGGCACGATCGGCGTCGTCGTCGAGTTGAACTGCGTGTCCGAGGTGCTGCTCGAGTTCGATTTCGAGCCGCCGATCTTCAAGCTCATGTCACAGGTCCTTTGCGATCAGCCGCCCCAGCGGCGCGTATCCCTTGCGCTTCAGCGCCCGCTCCCAGCCCGCCCGGCCGATCACAAGCACCCGGCGGCATCCACAGGCCTGGCCCCAGGCCTCTGCCTGCGGCAGCAACTCGTCTTCCAGCTCGCGCCGCTCGCCGCCCGCCAGCCAGATCAGCAGCCGCCGCTCGCCGGGGTCGCGCTCCAGCGCCGCCACCAGCGCGCCCGCCCGGCCGGGCCAGAAGCGCGCCTCGCCTGCCTCGATCAGCGCCCGGACGTCGTCCAGGCCGTGCGTGCGCCCCGCCTGCGCCAGGGCCGCGTCCAGCCACCGCGCGCAGCGCGCCCACTCGTGCTCGAAACTCACAGTTTGCCGGCCGCCGCGACGTCGAACACCGGCCTGCCGATGCGGCATGCGGTCGGCGCGCTCGATCCGGAGAACCGGACCTTGAACAGCCGGCCAGACAGCAAGAGGTCCGCCTTCTGGTCGCCTGGCGCCATCGCCGCGCTCGCGGTCGTCGTGACCGCGTCCTGCGGGCGCTGGCGGGCGCTCACCTGCACCGTCACCGGCCCCTGCTGGCCCGCGAAGTCGGGCCACAGCTCCCGCGCCAGGAACCGCTGCTCGGGGTCCAGCACGCTGTCCGCCGTCTCGATGAACCAGTCGAAGGCCTGGCCGTCGGCCGAATGGCCCTTTTCCTGGTGGTAGACCTGTCCGGCGAAGGTCGCCGCGATCGGATAGCTCGAGGGTCCGGCGTCGACGAACGCCGTGCGCGCCATCACCCCGCGATGCCAGGCGCCGGCGTCCTCGCCGGTCAGGGCGACCGCCACAAAGCGGCTGTTCTCATAGCCCTCTCGGCTGTCGGGATAGTCGAACCTCACCTCGGAGAACTCGGCGTTCGACGACGCCGTCACCTTGTCACCCTGGCTAGCCGCCAGCCGGTCGGCGAAGTCCTGGCGGATAGGGCACGCGATCGGCTCCGGCTGGCCGCCCAGCGGATAGCGGTGGAACTGCCGGTCCGGGCTCGCCCAGAACGCCGTCTGCCCGACCACCACCGCCGCGTTGGGCCCGATCAGGCCGCAGTTGCGGCCGACGCGGTCGAACCGCCACGGCTGCTCCAGCGCGCCCACGAACGTCCCGAGGAACAGCGCGTCGCTGGTCCAGACCAGCAGGCAGGGGCCGCACATGCGGCCCGCCACGATCCGGCCGCCGCCGGTCAGCACATACTCACGCGCCGTCGATCCCGACGCCGTCGTGCTCCATTGCGTGTTGTCGCGGATCGAGGAGTGGCGGATGCAGAGCGGGTTGAAGACGCCCGACACCTCCTCGTTGCAGCCCAGCGCGAACACCTGGTAGCCGCCGTCCAGCGGCGCCACGAGCATGTGGTTCACGTTCGCCGGCGCGTTCGCGACCGCCGCCGCCGGCGTGGCGGTGTTGTTCGTCCAGGCGAAGATCGTCTGGCGCCGCGGACAGGCCAGCAGGTTCTGGCCCCACGCGCCGAACGACCAGGTGAGCGGGAAGTAGTCAGTCGCCGACGGCAGCCCGTATCCGCCGGTCCCGTAGGCGCCGGTGCCGTAGCCGGCGCTCCCCGCCCCGTCGATCGCGCCGGGCGTGAAGCCAGCGGCGGGGGTGATGTCGAACAGCGCCCCGCCCTGCCACAGCTGCAGCTTCGTGTGCGTGCCGAACGCGACGTTCAGCACCGCGGCGTTGTCGGTCCACGGGAGGATCGCCCGGCAGACGCCGGTGAGCGGCGTCGCGCTCAGGCTTTCCCAGCCGCCGATCACCTGCGGACGACCCAGGCGGAAGCGGACGTTGGAGCCGTCGGCCCACCGCCCGCCGGCGGCGAAGGTCGTGTCGTCGCTGTTCAGCCCGGGCGGCAGGTCGAGCGGTATGCGCATCTTGATCTGTCCCGTTGAGTTGCGCGATGGGAAGCGGTGACCGCCGAGAGCCCATCGATCTTCCTGGCCACGCCCTGCTACGGGGGTCTGGCGCACGCGCCATACATGCGCAGCCTCCTGGCGCTGCGGCCCGCCTGCGCGGAGCGCGGCGTCGGCCTGCAGGTGGAGCTCGGTGGCGGCGAGGCGCTGATCGGGCGCGGCCGCGCGGCGATGATGGCCGCCTTCCTCGCCAGCCCCTCATCGCACCTTCTGTTCGTGGACGCGGACGTCGCCTTCTCGCCCGAGGCCGTGTTCCGGTTGCTGGACGCCCGGCGAGATGTCGTCGGCGGGCTCTGCCCGCCCAAACCCCAGTCCGAAGGCGACGACGAATTCGAGCCCCTGGCGCCGCCCGCAGCGTCGACGCCCGAAGGCTTCTGCCGCGTGGCCAGCGTCGGCGCGGGCTTCCTGCTCATCTCACGCGACGCCGCCCGGCGGATGGTCGGTGGCTATCCGCAGCTCCGGGCGCGGCTGGACGACCTGCAGGGCGCGAGCGCCGGCTCGGCGTCGATGGTTTTCGACCCGTTCGTCGACCCGGAGACCCGTTGCTACCTCGCCGACCACCAGGCCTTCTGCCACCGCTGGCGGGCCCTGGGCGGCGAGGTCTGGGCCGACGTACGTGGCGGACTTCGCCGAGTGGGATCGGTCGTCCACTCCGGCGATCTGGCTCCGGGCCCGGCCGGCGCATGACCTTCGAAGCCGCGCTCGCCAGCCACAAATCCGGCGACATCGCCGCGGCGGAGACAGCCTACCGTGAGATCGTCGCGCGCACGGAACACGCCGACGCCCTCTGCAACCTCGGCCTGATCCTGAAGGCGCGCGGCGACTACGCCGAGGCCGAGGCCATGCTTCGGCGCGCGGTGGCCGCGGCGCCTCAGAACCGTGTCCCCGTCTACAATCTCGGCAACCTCTACCAGCAGCTGCGCCGACTCGATGAGGCGGTCCCCTGCTTCCGCACCGCGATCGACCTGGGCGCCGGCGCCCCGGCGCAGCTCAATCTCGGCAACGCGCTGCTGGCGCTCGGCCGCTACGACGAGGGCTGGCCCCTCTACGATGCGCGACCCGAGCACGCCAACAACCAGGCCAACAAGCTGGGCTTCCCCGAATGGCGGGGCGAGCCGCTGGCCGGCAAGCGGCTCTTCATCTGGCCCGAACAGGGCTTTGGCGACCAGATCCTGGCAGCCCGCTTCATCCCCTTGCTCGAGGCGGCCGAGGTCACCTTCGTCTGTGGGCCGGAGCTCGCCGAGCTCTTCGCCCAGCTGCCGGCGACGATCGTCCCGCGCCGAGGCGACATCTCGGTCCCACCACATGACTACTGGTCGATCCCGCTCAGCCTGCCGCGGTGGATCGGCCGCATCCCGCAGGACCCCTACCTGACCGCCCAGCCGCGGCCGACCGGCGGCCGCATCGGCGTCGCCTGGAGCGGCAACGCCCTTCCCGATCCGCTGCGCTCCCTCGATGCGGCCGCCGCCGAGCGGTTGAAGCGCATGCCCGGCGCGGTCAGCCTGCACCCGCAGGACACCGGCGCACGCGGTTTCAGGGAGACCGCCGAGCTCGTCGCAGGCCTGGACCTCGTGGTCACCATCGACACCTCGGTCGCCCACCTCGCCGGCGCCCTCGGCAAGCCGACGATCGTCCTCCTGCAGCACTACTCCTCGGACTGGCGCTGGCGCGAAGCCGAAGACGGCTCGGCCTTCTGGTACCCGACCGCGAAGGTGCTCAGACAGCCGAAGCCGGGCGATTGGGCGAGCGTGCTGGACGACCTCGAGCACGAGCTGAAACTCCAGGACGTCTGACAGTCGGGCCCAGCTACCGCCCCTGGATTGGCGAGCGCCAGTTCAGCGGGTCGATCTGCTCAAGATCGCGGACCTGTGTCCCGCGCTCGCTCGGAATGCACAACATGTTCAGCGAGCGGAACGGCGCATTGAAAAGGCCAGTCTCAGCAAGCAGCGGAGTGTGCCAGTACAGACGATATCCAAGGTTGCTCGCTGACTCGATCAATGCCCCTTGGGCGTCCGTGCGGTCGTTTTCCAAGTACATCACGGGGCGGCATCGTTCGATCGTGCGCCGCGCCCCCGAAATCACTGCCAGTTCGCTGCCTTCGACGTCGACTTTGAGCAATCCAAGATCGGCTAGCTTCAGGCTGTCGATGGTCAGCAGTCTTACTGGCAGGCCCCCATCGGATAGGCCGAAAGCTCCGAAGTTGCCGGTCGTCGCGAAGTCGGCCTCGGGCACACACGACGCGCCGTCGTGATCGCCGGCAGCCGCTTGAACCGCCAGGGCGGCCTCAAGACCGTTCACGTCCAGGTTCTCGCGCAAAAGCGCGAAGATCACTGGATGCGGCTCAAGGGCGATGAAGCGACCTGGGGAGCAAGCGCGGGCGAGTGGCACAGATAGGGCACCGATATTCGCGCCAGCTTCAACGACAGTCATTCCCGGCTTGACCACCTGGGAGAGAAGTTCCCATTCCGCGCGACTGTATTCTCCGAGCACCTCTAGGCAGCGCGTAATGTAGAAATCGTTCGTCAGCACGCGCATCGGGCCGTGGCGCGTTTGCACGATCTTGGTGGGAATCTCATCCATTGGGGGCGGGTCTTAGGTTAAGCGCCGCTCCCTATCCAGCGCATCACGCCCGGACGAGCAGAATAACCACACGGCCATTTCCGCCAACGCCAGAGCCCGCCGCACCGCCCGACACGCCAGACGCGCCTCCTGGAAAGCCGCCAGCCAACGAGGTGCCTGCCGCTCCATCCGATCCCGTGCCACCAAGCAGTAGCGGTCCCACGATATCGGAAAATCCAGCAGCGCCGCCGCCGCCTGCTACGCTAGGGCCGCCACCTCCTCCCGCACCACCATGGTCGCCGGTGCCGCCGGGGTTATTGCCTGTAGCCCCGTTGCCACCAGAACGATTGATATCGCCACCTGTCGCGGTGGCAACGGCCCCGGGTGAAGTCCCGTTGTTAGTCTGACCGCCTCGAGCTGTCATCACTTGGCCATTCGGGAGCGTGACGGTGGTATCCGTCGCGGAATTGCCATTAGCGGTTCCGGAGGGAACCCCCGCGCCGGGTGTTCCAATGCTCCACGAGATCGATTGACCTTGAGCCATCCGAACACGTTTGAAGAGCGCTGCACCGCCAGTCCCAGAGGCACTCGACGCGCCATTTGCACCGGCCGATGCGCCCGGACCCCATGCGAAGACGAGCGCTTGGCAGGGCTTGGTGGCTGCGATTGATCCGGTTCCGCTGGACAGATCAGATGCGCCCTGAACGCTCAGGACCGCGTCTCGATACGACTTCTTCCCCGCCAAATACTGGCCGGCGAAGCCGCGCAATCGGTCTGAGCCCGGCATCCTAGTACGCCCCGCCAGCGGCCCGGAACACGACGCCGTTGGCGATCGCCTGGCCAATGGCGACCGAGAGGCCCACCCCGCCGGCGAGCACCAGCGGGTTGTCCTCACTGAACCCGAAGTCGGCGACCTGGTTGGCCACCGAGGCCGACGGCGTGCCGGTGACCAGCACCACGCTGGCGATCAGCGTGAAGACCGCCCCCTGCTTGCGGTAGAGCTGGCAGTTGCAGGCCGTCGCCACCGCCGCGCGGGTGATCGCCGAGAGCGAGGTGATCCGCAGCCCGTTGTCGTTGTTCCCGACGACGGTCTCGTCGACCAGGGTCACGACGTTCGTCGGGCTGTTGAACGCCGTCTCGGCGGCCGTTGCGATGGCGGTAAACGTCACCGCCTTCTGCGGCGTGATGATCGAATTGGCTGTCACGGTCATGGCGCGAAATCCCCGTCAGAGGGCCACGGCGAGGGCGACCTGCACGCCCAGCACCCTTGTGTTGTAGTCGGTGAGGTCGGTGGAGGCGGGCGCACGCCAGAAGGCGTTTGTCCCGTCGTTGGTCAGGAATTTGCCGGCATTGCCTGTCAGCGCGGGCAGGCTGCCGGTCGCGGCGAGCGCCGAGGCGGCGATGAAGTCCTTCAGCGAAAGGCCGCCATAGCCGGGCGTGCGCACGTTGCCGCCGTCGCAGGCGACCTGCACGATGTCGCCGGGGTCGATGGTCACGCTGGCGCCGGCGCCCGTCGTGAGCGTCACAGCGCCCGAGCAGGCGTTCCAGACCAGATAGGCCTTGCTCACCGACGGCACGGTCACCGTGAACGGCCCGGCGCCGGTGAACTTGATCATCGCCGCGCGGGCTTCGTCGTCGCCGGCGTTGGCGGTGGAGAGCGTCGCATTGCCGGTGAGCGGCTTGGTCAGCCAGCCGGCGACGGCGTAGTCGACGTGCTGCAGCACCGCGTTCAGCTTGTCGCCCCATAGGTTGATGTTCTCGCCGGCGAACTGCAGTTCGAACCGCAGCGAGGAGGACCACGACGAGGGCATCAGACGATCACCCCGCCGGTGTCCTCACGGATCCAGTGGCTCCCGTCGGAGTGCGCCAGCACGTTGAGGTCGCTGACCAGCGCCACGCACTGCGAATAGCCCGCCGCCGGCGGCAGCTTGGCCTGGGCGCAGGCGTAGACCGGCTTGGGCGCCTGGGGCGTCTCGAGCGCGCGGACTGCGTCGTGGATGGACTTCAGGACGGGGCGGAGCGCGTCCGGGATCTCCGGACCGAGCGGGGTCAGCATGGCTTCAGGATCCTCTGGTGATGTCGAAAGCGGCCTCGGTGCGCCTCGGCAGCTCGGTGGCCAGCACGCGCGGCGCGCGCGAGCGCGCCTCTTTGGCGTTCAGCTCGGCAATGGCGCGGCTCAGTCGGTCCTCGTAGGCCTGCGCCAGTTCCGCGTCGCGCAGGAAGGGTCCGGCCTCGGCCAGCGCAGCGAACAGATAGACGTCGGGCGCATCGGTCAGCAGCGAGTTGGTCGGCGCGGTGTCCGACAGGGCGAACTTCGTCAGCATACGGAGCACGGCCGCATAGGCCTGGTCGCACGGCCGCTCAAACGCCACGTACGCCCCGTCGATCGACCATCGCGCGGGCTGGCCCTGCGACGTGGTCGCGGCCAAAAGGCTGGGCTCGACGAACCTCAAGGGGACACGGTCGCTCCCCTGCACAATCCACAACGCCAAGGGCTCGGCGAACCCGGCCGGCAGCGGGATTGTCCGTGCGCCCGGCGATGTCGTCAGCGCCGCCTCGGTCTCGGCCAGCCGGGCGCGCAGCACCCGGTTCAGCCGCGCCTCGGCCAGGTCGATGAACTCGGGAATGCGGGCTGTCAGGTCGCCGCGCACCAGCCAGTTGGCCGCGGCCGCCTGCAGCTCGCCATAGGTCGTGATCGCCATGGGGCGAGGCTCCTAGAACACCGCCTGGCCGAACGTCTTCTCCGGCCGGAAGTAGAACAGCAGGTAAGTCTCGGCCGGCGGGTCGATGGGCGCGGCCGTCGTGTTGCCGAACGTGATGGCCAGGGTGTCGGCGGCCGGAACCCGGGCTGTGGAGATCACCAGCCCGGCATGCAGCGACGGCTTATTCACCGTCACGAAATCGCCGGGTCGCAGACCCTTCACGGTGAAGCTCTGCTCGGCCGAGGTGTTGGCGGCCACCGAGGCGACGTCCAGGCTGATGGCGGCGACGCCGAAGCGGTCCTCGTTGATCATGGCGCCCATGGGCGGCCCTCCAGTGTCTTGCGGTGTATGAAAGGATGCGGGAGCCGCCCCGGATGGCGGCCGCGGAGCGGCTCCGCGCGGGCCTACCGCGTCAGCGGTTGGCCAGCCGGCACGCGAGCTGCGGCCGGATGGTCTTGAACCCGTAGAGCACGTCCAGGCGGCACGGGAACTTGTCGTTGTTGATGTCGTACTGGCGCACGATCCGCATCGAGACGCCGTCGAACACCTCGCGGGCGGCGAAGTCGACGCCACGCGGCATCACCATGTCCGCCGTCGCGAAGGCGAAGGCGCCTTTCTGGTAGGCCATGCTGATCCCGTGGTTGGTCGACGCCGTGCCGGAGAAGGTGATCGCCGCGGCGTTCGCGGGCGAGGCCGACACGTTCTGCGTGGGTCCCGAGGTGATGATCGCCGGACTGATCGGGAAGCTGGTCGTGGTCGCGCCGGCGCCCACCGAGAACTGCTGCAGGATGCCCGTCGACTGCTTGGTCTCGGGGTGCACGCGGAAGACGCCGGCGATCGTGAAGACGTCGCCCTGCACTGGCGCGCCCGCGCCGGCGCCCACAGTCAGCGTCGAGCCGGTCTGGCCCGCGCCGTTCACCGTGTAGGCGGTGTTCGACGGCCCTCGCGGGTGGCTCGGCCACAGTGTGTTCTCCATGAAGTCGAACCCGGCGGTCCGGCCCATGTAGCCTTCGCGGTTCTGCTTGCTGATCGCGGTCTGGTCGTTGAACAGGCCCTTCAGGGCGTCGACCAGGTCGACATTGTCCTGGGTGTTCAGGTTGCAGGTGCGTGCGTTCAGCGGCGCCAGGTTGTCGACCAGGATCTTGCGGCCCTGCAGCACCTTGGTGAAGGTCGCTGGCTGGCCCTGGTTGTCCACCTGGTTCCAGACGTCGCGATACATGGTCATCGCGTCCGCCTCGATATTGGCGGCCAGCACGCTCATCGCGGGCTCGATGATGCGGTCCGAGAAGTCGTCCAGGGCCAGCGTCAGGTCGACGGAGGTGAAGTTCAGGTCCACGCCCTTCTGGGTCTGCACCTTCAGGTCGACGGTGGATTCGGTGGTGTCCTGCGACGTCAGCGTCGCGCCGGTCCGCACCGTGTACTGGTTCGGCAAGCGGATCTTCAGCGTGTCGCCGATCTTGGCGCCCTGGCGGGCGAAGCTCTCGTCATAGTCGCGCGTGATCGAACCCACGAAGTTCAGCTTCTGGTGCAGCACGCGCAGCGCCTCCCGCGTGACTGCGGTCGGCGTCAGAAAGGCGTTGGCCATTCTGCGTTCCTTTCAGGTTGGTTGGGTGGCGGCCGCGCGCACGGCCGAGGCGCGGAATTCGCGCGTGTTCGGCGGCGGCCGGGTCGATGGGGCAGCGAAGGCCCGCCGTGTGCTCCTGGCCGGTGGCGCAGTCCGCGTGGCCGGGGAAGCGGCGGGTCGGGTTGTCTGGCGGCCTCAGCGGCCTCTGCGGAGCGCCTCATTGCGACGCTTCATCCATTCCTTGGTGGCCAGCTCGTCGCGCACGCCGCCGCCGGAAGCCGCCGCGCCCGAGACCGTTACCGCCGGCCGCACCGCCTGGGCCTGCGCCGCCGCCTTGGCGGCGTCCTCGCGCTGGCCCGCCTGGTCGCCCTGCCAGGCGCGATGCAGGATCTTCCAGACCCTCGGATCGTCGGCCGCGCCCAGTTCGTCCAGCGTCACGCCGTGTCCCTGCGCGTAGTCCACCAGCTTGCCCGCCAGCTCCGGCGACCAGCCGTCGATCTCGCGGGACAGGATGCGGCCGGTCTGCGCCATCCGCGCCGCCGCCTCTTGCGCCGCCTGGATGCGGGCGTGGCTGACGTGCAGGGCCACGGCCTGGGCGTAGTGCTCCCTGAGCGCGAGCGTCTGCTGCGCCTGCTGTTGCAGGACATGTGCGCGCTCGGGATCGTGCTGTTCCAGCGCACGCCAGCCGACCGACTGGAATCCGGCCAGCTGTTGGTCCAGCGCCGCCAGGTGAGCCCGGTCGCTCAGCGCGCCGTGCGCGGCCTGCGCCATCGCCGCCGCGTCGGCCCGTTCCGTCTCGAGCGCTCGGCGATGCTCCGCCAGCTCCTGCGTCTTGCGGGTGTAGTCCGCCTGGCGCAGGAACCCGCCCCGCAGCGCCTCGGGCAGGCGATAGACCTGTCCTTCGTGTTCCACGTCGAAGCCGTCCGCGCCGCCTTCCGCCGTCGCAGCGTCAGCCTCGCTCGCATCGCGCAGCCCGTCGTCCTCGCCCTCGCGGGCGTCGTCGCTCTTGTCCATGAGGGTTCCTTCTGATCGCCGCCATGTCCGGCGGCGGCTCCTGTCGGGGCGCCGTCGGCGCCGCTATCGTCCCATCGCCTTGAGGCGGTTGGTCTCGGCCTCGAAGGCGTCGATCTCCAGCTTGCGCGCCGCATGGCTGCGGTCCTGGCGCAGCGCCGCGATCTCGGCCCTCGCCGCCGCCAGAGCCTGCGCCAGCTGGCCCATCTGCGCCTGCGCCGCCTGGGCCTGCGGATCGCCGCCCTTCGCCTGCGGCGGCAGGAGCGCCGCCAGCCGCTCGGCCACCTCGTCGGCGCCCGGCCAGTCCAGGTTCTTGGCGAGCAGGTCGCCGATCACCGGCGCCGCGGCCGGGTAGGCCCGGATCAGCTCGATCATCTGGTTCGCCGCCTCCTCGCGGCGGCTGGTGAAGCTTGGCCCGGCCTGCACGGTCACGTCGTACTTGCCGAGCGTCAGGTCGTAGATCTTCTCGACCGCTCCCAACTCGCCGGCTCCCGGCGACGTTGCGCCGCCCGGCCCGATCGCCACAGAAGCCGCCTTGCCGTCCTGCCCCAGCACCCGGATCACCCGGCTCGTCGAATAGACCGCCGGGATCAGGTCCAGCAGCACCCGGCCCGCATGGCGCAGCGCTCGGTTCAGGTTGTCGATGTAGTGGAAGGTCGAGAGGTCGCCTTCACGCTGGCGCATCAGGATCGCCCGGCCCGAGGTCTCGTTCGAGCGCGCCCCGAGGCTCGCGTCGTAGAGCCCCATGATCGCTTTCATGTCGTCCGAGGCGTTCAGCGCCTCCTGCACCGCGCCCGCCGGCGGACCGGCGAAGACCTGGCGCTGCGGCGCCTCGGGCCCGTCGTACTCGATGTAGGCATGGGTCTGGGTGTTCGCCGTCGCCCACTTGGCGCTGTCGGTCTCGAAGGCGCCCTTGCGGCCGATGAACGGGGTCTTCGGCGCCAGCGCCACGAGCTCGGTCGAAGTCGTCCGCCAGTAGTTGAACATGCGCTGCGGGTCCTTGGCGTCGCGCACCAGGCTGCGCAGCCGCCGCCGCCCGTCGATGTGGATCTCCTCGCCGTAGACCGGCACGATCGGGATGTAGCGGCCCGCCCACTCGACCGTCTCCAGCACCTCGGCGCCGGTCAGGATCCGCTGGACGACCTTGTGGCTGGCGATCGACCGCGGCCGGCCCACCACGCTGACGCCCAACGCGTCGAACATCGCCTTCTGCTTCTCGTAGGTCGCGATCTCGACCACGTGGCCGTCGGACAACGCGACGATCTGGCGGCTGACCGGCTCACGCCGCCAGTGCTCGGCCACCATCACCTGCTCGCCGTCCAGCCAGGGGTTGGTCAGCGAGGCGTAGGCGTCGGCCGACCAGTCGACGGCCTCGGCGCCCTTCCAGCGCGCCTCGAACGCGGCCTTGGGCATGGTGTCGACGACGAACGCGCAGTTCCAGTCGGAGCTGTCGGCCGCCGCCGCGTCCGGGTCGCCGTAGATCGAGAACGGGTTGGCCACCCGCTCGACCACCAGGTCCTGGTCGAAGGTGTCGTCGCAGGCGTAGCGGGTGTTGATCCGGAAGTAGCCGAAGCCGCCCGTAACGGCGAAGTCCAATGCCGTATCGTAGGCGACCTCCGCGTCCGAGCTTTGCTCGATGTGCCGGATCAGCCCGTTCAGCACCTCCGCCGTCGCGGGGTCGGCGGCGCTGTCGACGGGATGGACGATCATCCCCGGCTTGTTCTGCCGCGCGTCGTTCACGACCTGGCGGATGAACGCGGGCAGCCGGTTGATCGTCAGGCAGGGCCGCCCGTCCAGCTCCCGCTCGCGCCGGATCCGCTCCGGCCACTGCTCGCCCAGCCGCGCGAAGCGCAGATCGTCCAGCGCCTCGCGCCGGTTCTCCGCCTCGAAGTCGGCCGCCCGCTCGAACGCCTCGCGGGCCTCGCGAATGATCTCGTCGTCGGACAAGGACGGCCTCCTGAGGCAGTTGAGCAGCAGGCATGCGAAGGGGGTCGCGCGCGATCGCGGCGGGTGAAGGGCGGCTCCACGAAGGAGCCCTCGAACATCAGGAGCCGTCGCCGATCCGCGCCGGCCTCAGGCCGTGGGCGCACTGATCAACGCTGACATCACCCTATCAAAAGCGCGCGGGTCCGTCAAGAACAAAATGCGAACATACCGCGCCGCTTACACTGTAGCGGCGGGCGCGAACTCCAGCGCGCTGGCGGGTAGTTCCAAATCGCAGACCAGGCCGCCGGCGCGCCAGTCCAGCTTGCTCTTGCCGCCCAGCGGGCCCGACAGCGCCCGGCCCAGCATCGCCGTGCCAAGCCCGCGCTTGGAAGGCGCCGCCACCGCCGGCCCGCCGGTCTCCGCCCAGCGGATCGCAAGCGCCCCGCGGGCCCTGCGGGTCCAGCTGACGCTGACCCGGCCGGCCGGGACCGAGAGCGATCCGTACTTCGCCGCGTTGGTCGCCAGCTCGTGCAGCGCCATCGCCAGCGCCTGCGCCGCCGCCGGCGACAGCGCCACGTCGGGCCCGTTGATCGTCACCCGCGCCGCCTCGCCCAGGCTGAACGCCAGGAGTTCCTCCTCCACCAGCCGGCGCAGGTCCGCGCTCTCCCAGCGCGCCTCCGACAAGAGCTGATGGGCGCGGCCCAGGGCGGCGATGCGGCCGACCAGCACCGCCTTCAGCGCGTCCGTCGTCGCCGCCTGCGACAGTTGCACCGTGCCCTGCACGACCGTCAGCAGGTTGTTAGCCCGGTGGTCGACCTCCTGGGCCAGCAGTTTCAGCCGCTCTTCGGCGTCCTTGCGGTCGGTGATGTCCATCGCCACGCCGATCGCGCGCCGCGGCTGGCCGTCCTGCTCGGCCGCCATTTCGGCGCGCACCAGCAGCCAGCGGATCTGGCCGTCGGTGCGGCGCATGCGGTACTCGGCCTCGAAGTGCCGGTCGCCCCGCGCCTGCGCCGCCAGCGCGATGTCGCGCACCCGCTCCAGCTCGCCCGGCAGGTTCAGCTTGGCGTACTCGCGGATCGAGGGCCGCGCGTCCTCAGGAAAGCCCAGCATGCGGTTCAGCTCCGGGCTGGGCGTCACCCCGCGGTCGGCCTGCACCTGCCAGACCGCCATCTGGCCGGCGTCGATCGCCAGCCGTAGCCGCGAGGCGGCCTGCGCCAGCGCCGCCTCGGCGAGCTTGCGCGCGGTGACGTCCTGCAGCGTGCCCACGTAGCGGGTCGCCACCGTCTGGCCCTCGACCTCCTCGAAGATCGCCCGGCCCATCGCCACCACCCAGCGCTCCTCGCCGGAGGGCAGCAGCAGGCGGTACTCGTAGGGCTGCTCGTCGCGGATCTGCGGGTCCAGCGCCCGCGCCGCCTGCGCCGAGGTGCGCGGGAAGTCCTCCGGGTGGGTCACCGAGGCCACCATGTCGTAGGTCACCGGCGCGTCGGGCGAGAAGCCGCAGATCGCCCGCGCCTCGGGCGAATAGATCATCTCGTTGGTCGCCAGCTTCCACTCCCAGACGCCGACGTCGGCGGCCGCCGTGGCCAGCTCCAGCCGCGCCTCGCTCTCGGCCAGCGCCGCCTGCTCGGACGCCCGCATCCGCGCGTTGCGCCGATAGGCTTCGGCCAGCGCCACGATCGTCCCGGCGGCCATGACGTAGAGGCCCAGGCTGACCACGTCGGAGGGTCTCAAGCCCCCCTCGCCGTTCCGATCCAGGATGAACAGCCACACCAGCGCGCCGCCGACCAGCGCCAGCAGCACGCCGGACTCCCAGCCCGCCAGCAGGGTCGCCGCCAGCATCGCCGGATAGAGCATCGAGAACGGCGCCACGCCGGCCATCGCCGCGTCGATCGACAGGCGCACGGCCGCCACGACGCTCAGCAGCGCCAGCGCCACGGCGGACTGGACGAATAGGCTCGGCGGCGCGCCGTCCAGACGCCCGAACAGGCGGAAGGTCTTCAGGCGATCGAACACGGTGCCGCCCCTCGCTCACCTCATCTTGGCCGTGGGGCCACGGCGGTTCAAGCGCGGCGCAGCGTCACCCCAGCCAGCCCAGCGGCTCGGCCTGGCGCGGCCGGCCGCGCTTCGCCAGGCCCGCGCCGCCGGCGCGGTTGGCGGCGAACTCGCCGAAGGCGTCGGCGCCATGGCTCGCCGCATCGTGCAGCGGCCCGCCATAGGTCCGCGTCGCGCGGTTCCAGCGCTTGCGGTAGGCGCGAAGCCGCGCCAGCCCGCCGGCGCACTTCGCGGCGTCGAACCAGGTGACCGGGATCATCAGCCGCGCGGCGTTGACCCGCTCCTCGGGATCCATCGCCGCGCCGACGCAGATCGGCGAGACGCCCAGACCGCCCAGCGTCTCGAACCGGCTGCGTCCCGCCGCACCCAGCTCGCGCACCATCACGTCGTGCGGCAGGTGGTGGGACCCATAGACGTACGGCTTCCCCGCGATCGCCTTGGCCACGATCGAGTTCAGCCCCTCGCCGGTGGTCTCGAAGTAGTCGATCGCGCGCACCTCGCGCCCGGCCTGCTGGAAGAACCAGACCGCCGTGTAGTCGTCGATGCCGAGGTCCCAGGCCGTGTCGACCTTCAACGCCGGGTCGTGCGGCACGCGTCCGATCCGCCCGTCGCGCTCCGCCTGGCCCAGCAGCGCGGCGTAGTAGGCGCCGGGCGCCGCGGCGTCGAAGTCCACCAGGTACTCCGAGGCGAACCGCGCGTGGCCCTCCTCCTCGCTCCCCAGTTCGGCGATAAGCTCGGTTCGCTCGCGCGCCAGCTGCTCGTCCGTGAACACGTCGGTCGCCGTCGCGGGCGACTTCAGCGTGTACCACTCGTCCGGCCGTGCACGGCGGCTCTCGAACGCCAGCGTCGCGTGGTTGCGCCCGCGCGGCGTCCACAGGAACACCGCCCAGCCGCTGTTCTCCGCCAGGATCGGGCGGATGTAGCTCCAGGCATCCGGCTTCGACAGCGCCCACTCCGAGAACACCACCCCGCGCGGCGGCGCGCCCATCAGCGAGTTGTAGTTGTCCGAACCCACGACCTGCCAGGTTGCGCCCTTGCGGAAGTGGATCTTCATCTCGGCGTCCAGCGTCCGCTCGCGCATCCCTCGCGGAAACGCCTCGTCGACGCGGCGCTGGCCGGTGTGCGGGTTCACGGCGTCCCAGACTGCCTTTCGCCCCTGGCTCCCCTCGGGCAGCAGGTGCCAGTAGGTCCCGGGCTCGCGCACGACGCAGTCCGCCGCCCAGTGCAGCGCCACCTCGTCCTTGCCCCAACGGCGATGGGCGACGACGTCGGCGCGCAGGCCGCCGCCCATCAGGTATTTCAAGAGCGGCTTCTGGTAGGACCGCGCCTCCCATTTCTTCCCGGGAAGGATGACGGTCGGCACGCCGGTCGTCTTCGGCTTGCTCACAGCTCGCCTCGTTCGGTGGCTTCAGCGGCCGCCTCTTCCTCGGGGGTGATGTCCTCGGGACGTTTGATGATGACGGTCAGGCCGGAGTCCTTCACCGGCTTGGCGGACCTGGCGCGCGACGGCTTCGGAGCCTTGGGCTTTCCGAAGGCTCGGTCGAGCACCTCGCGCGCCGCGGCCAGCTTCACCGATGCCTGGCTTTTGCCCCGCATCAGGGACCTCAGCGTATTCACGGCGAGAGTGGCTTCCGCCTTCGCGAGGTCTTTCAACTGGGTCGCGGTCATCGGCTTCGGCGGTTTCATAGCCTCGGACAT